ATGAGTTTCAGGTAAAGAAATCTCAAGACCAGCTTCGGTCAAGATCATATCTTTTCTTCCATCAACATTGTTGTTCTGTACATTAGTGATAATGTGCGTATCTCTCGATGTGCCATTAGCAGCTAATGGACGATATGCTACGTTCTTCATGTCAACCATCACAGCATAGTCTTCCCACATTCCTCTGAATAAAGGTTGCTCGACCAAGTGTAAATCACCGTAAAGAGTATTTACTCGTGTTACATTGTGTCCGAATGAACCTTTTACATTCTGAATATCTACGGAATAACCATTTGAACCACCATTGCTTGTAGCAGTGTGTCCAAGTGCCATTGTGTTGCCTAAGAAAGAGCTTCCGCCAAGTTTGTTAAAGTAACTCAAGACTTTGCGTGACGCAAGTACAAGTTTGTTTCCACTATTACCTGATTCAGGTGAGAAAACATCTTCCATTGCATCAATAAAGTCATCGTATGTTGAAGAAGCATAGGTAAAGGTCTTAATCTTTCCATAAGCTTCTGTGTAGGGTACGATACCCCATGAACGACGAATAGGCCCTGATGTTGCTGAATCATCTGATCCAACACCAAATAACATTGCATGTTCTAAGTCCATTTTATGTTCCATTAACTTTTCTTGCCAGACTCGCTTGTACTCATTAGATACACCACGATAGCGGGTAGCTAATGAAGTTCCACTAAATAAAGAAATTGCAGTTTTAAAAATCTGACAATATCCTTCTCTATCGTAAAACTCGTCTTTCCATCCTTCAGGGTCAATTGATCCTTCAGCCCATGCTGATCCAACAACTTGACCTTCAAATCCAGCATCCAAGCGTAACAACCCAGCATTAACAGGACTTAATAGCCCGCTAGTTGTAGATGTTGGTACGATTGTTGCCTTAATAAATGTCGCTGTTATACGAGTATGTGCAGCACTGTCAGCTAAGTCAGGGTCAGCGCTTATTTTATAATAAGCTATGACGGGGACATCGCTGCCATCTGTTGCGTTCTCATCGTATTCTGCAGCAACTGCTACAATTTGCCCAGCTAATAAAAAATTAGGCTGAGTTGCAGTTGTTACAACACGACCATATTTATCATAAAGACAATCAACTTCTAGATTAGTTACATTCCATGTACTTGCATGGTTGTAAGCTGTCGTAGTATAAGCTGTCTTTATTTTAAAGTTTCGTCGTTGCCACTGATGACGCTGCTCTAAGAATTTAAAAACAGGATCATCTGTAGGCTTCTTCGCTACTTTAGACAAATATGTGAAGAATGGAGACTGTTTAGGAGCGAGTTCAGCAACTTTTTCTCCAAAATTGTACATTCGTCTTGAATGATCAATTGAGGATGACGACATACCAGCACCGCTGGTAATACTATATACATTTGCCATCGTATACTCCTTTTAGTTTAACTCCAGGGATTCTGCTTATTATAGTCAGTAATCATACTGTCTATAATCTTATCTTCTACAGAACCCTCATTCTGTCCAGTTTGAGAAGGCATAACACCCATCGAAGAAGGTATTTGCTGTGCCCTTTTTACCTGTTGAAATTCACCAGATGGTGCATTAGTAGGTTGCTGAGGGGAGCCATATCCTTTATCGGATGCATATAATTTCCAAAGATTATCAAGATTAATCGAAGTAGGATCAGACATAACTCGAACAAAGTCATCAGCAACCTGGGGATCAACTTTATATTGATTCATAATCTGCTGTTTTACTCCGTTCATTTGTTCTGCCTGAGCCGTTTCTGCTTCTCGACGCTGAATGTCATTTTGACGATCAGTGCGTAGTTTTTCTCTCTCATCTTGCATCATAGCCATTTGGTACTCAAACTGTAAGTTCTTGTATTCATCCATTTGGTCACGCCATCCTTGTTCCTGTTGAACAAATTTAGCACTTTCAGATGAGGGGTCACTTAACGCTTCATCCATTGAAAAATTATAAGGTTTCTGCGGCTTCTCTGGTGGGTCTGGGAAATCTGGTTCAGGTTCCGCCTCTGGTTCAGGTTCAGTCTGAGCAGGTGTCTGCTGAGTAGCGAGATGATTAAATTGCTGTTGCAATTGATCACGCTCGTTCTTCATTTTATCAGCCTGAGACTGCCAGTATTGGTATCTTACTTCATCATTCTCCTGAGGGACTTCAACATTTGCTTCCTGTTGGGGTACAGATTCTGGCTCAGCAATTGCTTGCTCAGTATCATCTGTTCCTTCAAAAGCATCTGCGACAGACCCCTTTTCACCACCGAATATGACATCATCGACCAAAGAGCCCTCGTCCTGAATATCAACTGAATGAACTTCAGGTTCAGGGGTAGTCAACTGTTCTGTTTCTGCCATAATATCTCCTATTTTTTAGATTGCTTCTTCTTAGGGCTCGAAGAAGGTGAATCTGTTTTTGAGGCCTCACCGACCTCTTTTTTAACTTGCCCTAAAGCGTCATCTAGGCGTTTCTCAAATAGAGTGCCAGACATTTTTGCCCTACCTTCAGTATTCTTCAGGTTGGACTTTGTTTTTTCGATCTCGGCTTTCATTTTGGCGTGATAAATTTCACGCTCTCTTGTTTGCAAGTCTCCTTGCATACTTTTAATAGTTTCAGTTGCTTGTTCTAATTGACCTTTCAACTGATCTATTAAATCTGTTCTCTGCAGGACACCCTGCATATCGAAGACCTCTGTCTTCTTCAAAACTTCTTGCTTATCTATAATACCCTTCTCATAAGCATCCATGTACATTTCTAACTGTGCCATCCTATTTGTAGGCATCGTTGAACCTGTAACTACAACTACATCGTACTTTCCAACTGTTATATCATTTAATACTTTAATCTCACCTGAATGATCATCATAAAGTCTTTTATTAACAGTATACTCGTTCATACTGTTATTAGGCTGAATAAGCCTAACAATCTTCTGAGTGGTGTATAATTGTTGCATTATTGGAATAGTTATCTGACCTAATCTATTTAGCCCAGCTTCTATATCGGCAAGCTTACTCTTCATCTTACGCTGCCCAAATTCATCTAAGCTTACTGTAGCTTTATAAGTATGAGGTGCCACAGCGGAATTTCCCATTGTCATCTCATATAAACCTAACTGATGATCTATGTCATTTTTAGCTGTATTCTCATTTGAATACAATTCGTTCGGTAGGGGAGTTGGCTGAACGGGGGTTGGCTGCCCTTGATCAAAATCAACCTCGATGGCTACTCCAGGCTGAGCCCATTTCTGCTCGAACTCCCTCATATCTACCGAACCTGATGGTATTAAAATCTTTGTATTAGTACTAGTAGTAGCATGGGCGATAATAAGACTTCTCGTTTTGTTAATGTATTCCTGCATACCTTTGACCATGCGAACATCTGACATAGGATATGGGGTTCTGGTATGTTGGTTCATAAAGAACACAAGCGGATACTTATCAATAGGGAGGATACGAGAATATAAATGCTTATCGCCCATAATTACACATTGTTTAATTCTTTTTGTTGGTACTACAACTACTTCTATTTGCCCAGCTTCAACCAATTCAGCGAATGTTATTTCTTGTATATCTGGTTCTTCTGGTAACTCTAAATTCCCTTGAGCTCTTCCTTGCTGTAATTTTTCTTGGTATAATGCTTGCAATTGTTGTATTGCTGCTTGAGCCTGCTCTGGCTCGACTACTACCTGTCCTTGTATAATCCAAGCTGGTTGTTGTAAATACTTTTTATACTCATCTTCATCTAATAAATCTTCATCGCCAGTCATACTCTCGAATACTCTATAATGATCAATCATTAAAGCATAATATCTTTCATATCCCCTAACATACTCTTTGCTTTCACCGAAATTATGTATTGTTTGAGTTTCTGTGCTCTCAGGCCAAGTTGTCTCACCATCATCTTCTCTACCTGTATTAGGTCTATCTGAAAGAAATGTTTCTGTAGAAGCATTCCCAATAGCTTTCTTATACATTGGGTATAATGCTTTAGCCTGATCTTTTGTATAAAGTCTTGATATAATAACATTCTCAGCGTCATCTGCAAATGGATGTCTTGAATTAGGATCGATATAAACATCGAGTGGGTCTATATCATGAATACAAACTTCACCCTTACCCATATCCATCAT